GAGTCGGAGCCGGCGACCAGCCGGACCCGCACGTGGGAGGCGTCGGCGAGGTATGGCCTCAGCTGCACGTCGGGGCCGCCCGAGACGTTCGCGATCGCCTCGATGAGGCGGCGGCACGAGAGGTTGGCTACGTCGTAGGCCGAGTACGTCCTCTCGTGGCCCCCGGCCTCGCCTAGGTACGGCAGGTCGATGGGGAGCGTCCCCCCGGGCTTGGCGGACGTGCACAGCCTCACGAGCTCGCAGACGATGGCCCGGAGGCTCATGCCGGACAGGCTGACGGCGTCCGTGGAGGTCGACCCCGCGGACGTGCCGTAGGCCCCCTCGCGCACGGCGATGCGGTCGTCGAGCATGGCCATGGGGCTCGAGAGGTCGAAGCCCGTGTCGCGCTCGCCGTCGGTGCGCTGCCCTATGGCCCCGACGAGCACGGGCACGGCCGCCGAGCCGTCGCCCTCGTCCCACATGAGGCAGACGGAGCGGCGCGACGGCGCCAGGGCGGAGTTGCGCCCAGCGGCGTCCGTCGCGGGGACGTCCGCCCAGGGGAGGGAGAGCCCCGTGGCGTCCATGGCGCCGAGCCCCTTGTCGTCTGTCGTGGAGAGCGAGGAGTCGGGGACCGTGAGGTCCCACGACAGCCTGGGGACGTCCAGGGGCGCGCCCAGGAGCCCGGTCATGGTGTCCATGAGGTAGCAGCGCCACATCAGGAGACCCCCTCGTCGAAGGTCATGAGGCGCTGCCCGGCCCATCCGTTCGCGTCCCCCGTGCCGTAGGTGTGGAAGTTCGCCACTCCGGGGACGATGGTCGCGTAGACGCTGTGGTCGCCCGCGGGCACCGTCCACACGTCACGGTAGAAGCCACTCGTCGCGCTCGACGGGAACGTCCTGTGCTCGAACGTGCGCATGAGGACGCCGTCGAGGTAGAGGTGGACGTAGACCGATCCGTCGGAGCCCGAGAGCGACGCGCACGTGACCGTGACCTCGACGGAGACGAGCCTCTGGGTGGGCAGGTGGATCGTATGCGCCGGGAGCGTGATGGCGGAGTCGTAGTCGGAGCTCTGGGACCACGTGGTGTCCCCGAGCTTGCCCAGGCTCGCGCCGTACGGGATGGCATAGCCGACGGGCGTGGCCCGGTAGGCGTTGGCCGTCGTGGTGGCCCCCGCCGGCACGAGCATCTGGGCCAGGGGCGTCGCGTAGGTGGGAATCGTCGGGGCTGTCGGTGCTGCCGCGGGGGTCCCCTGCGTGACCCCGAGCGTCACGAGGTTGTCTGCGTCCCCCTGGCTGGCGTCGTGGGCGCAGAGCCATACGACGTCGATGCGCGGGTCGCTCGCGTTGGCCGCCGAGACGGCCGGCGTGCTCCCGCCGGGGAACCACGCGAGCACCTTGCCGTCCGAGTCGCCGCGCGAGAGCACGGCGACGCCGGAGGCGACCTCGTAGGCGAGCGTCGTCGTGCCGGAGACGGCGAGCCCGTCCACGACGCCCGTGGAGGCCCACTGGGCCGCCAGGATGTGGCGCATGTCTGACACCGTGGTACCGACCTTGCCGTCCGGCGTCTGTGGGATCCCGAAAGCTACCGACATGGTGTTCTCCAATCACGATCAGATGTAGGTGTCATGGCACGAGACCTCGACCTGGCCCGTTCCCGAGGCCGTGAGCGCGAGGGTGAGCGAGCCGCCCGCGGGGACGGACGGCCATCCGCGCGAGGTAAGGGCGCGGGTGACGTCCACGCCCGCGACGGTGGCCACGCGGCTGCGGCAGTCGAGCACCACGGGCTGCCAGCGTACCGGCTGGCCGTAGGCGAGCTGCGAGCCGGTCGCGACGTCGGTGAGGACGAACCCGTCCGGCATGTCGCCCGCGGCCGTGATCACGGGGGTCGCCGGGTAGGTCCCGCGGTTCGCCACGGTGCACACGGACGCCGTCGCCGCGGCGTTGCCGTAGGAGAGCGGCCACAGGAGCACGCCCGCCTCGGACCAGACGAGCCCCTGCGTCGACGGGGCGCCGGGGACCATGAGGCCGACCCGTGAGGCGGTCGAGAGGCGCTCCGGGCGGGGGAACCCGAACGTGAGCGTCGCGAGCTGCCAGTGCGGGTCCCACTTCCCCGACTGGTCCACCGCGAGGGACGCGTGGCCCTCCACGTAGGTGTCGGACGTCTCGTCGACCACGCGCAGCCTGACCGAGCGCCCCATGCATGCCCTGAGGCGGTCCATGGCGGCGAGGGTTCCGGCGCGGGAGGGGCCGACCGCCGAGGCGTGGAGGACGACCGTGCGGGCCGCGTAGAGGATCTCCCCCTCCGGCACGTCGTGGGCGCCGTCCCCGGTCACGCGCTCGACCTGGGTCACCTTGAGGTCGGGCGAGTCCCACCAGCCCTCGATGCCCTCGGAGGTGACCATGAGGCCGTCGCGCGGCTCGGGGGCGTCCAGCCCGTCGAGCCTGAGCGTGGTCCCGCCGAACGAGAGCTCCGCGTACTCCACCTCGTGCATGTCAGATCGCCCCCGCGAGCCTGAGCGCGTTCCGGTTGATGATGGCGGCCGTGACGTAGGGGTCGGACGCCTGGATCGTCTGCTCGAACCTCTGGTTGACGGTCCTGCCGCCGGCGTTGCCGGACCACGCCATCCCGCCGAGCATGCCCATGATGTCGCCCGCGAGCTGGCCGATGTACGTCGTGTCGCGCGGGACGAGGTATTCGCCACCGGCCTCGCCGAAGACGCCCATGGTTGGGGAGTCGACGTAGGTACCGTTGGCGTAGAAGCCGATGGTCGGAAGGGAGAAGTTGAGTGGGTCGAGGTTGAACGATCCATCGACGTGCAGGCTCGGCACGTGGATGTTCGCGAACATCTCCGACACCTTCCCCGGTATGCCCTCGAAGAACGAGACTATCCCGTCTCCGATTCCCGAGAAGAAGCCGAGTATCGTTCCGGGCACGCCCGAGATGAAGGAGGTCGCCCGGTCGAAGACCCCGGTGACCCCCGACGTGAACGGTGCGAAGAACGCGACGATCCCGTCACCGATGCCAGAGAAGAAGCCCTCGATCGAGCCAGGCACGCCGGACAGGAACGACACGACACCATCGAAGACGCCGGTGATCGTCTCCGTGCACGCAGTCACGACGGCTCCGACCGTGCCGAAGACGGCGGTGAAGATGGGCGCGAGCACCTGCACGGCCGCCGACAGGAGCGGCATCACGACGGCCGCGACGACGTTGAGGACGGCCATGAGCGCGTTCGCGGCGGACATAACGACGGTCATCGCCCCACCGAGGGCCACGCCGAGCACGTTGGCGACCGACTGGGCCACCGGCTGCAGGGCCGTGAGCATCTGCTGGAGCGGAGGACCTACCACCGACGCAAGGGTCTGGAACTGCGTCATGAGCGCCTGCAGCAGGGGTTGTGCGGCATCGAGGGCGGGTTTGAGGCCAGACATGAACGCCTGGACGATCCCGGACAGCACCGCGACGAACGGGGTCGTGGCCCCCGACGCTCCGGAGAACGCCGCCCTGATGCCGTCTATCGCGCCCGCGAGGAAGTTGACGAACCCCGTGATACCGGGCTTCACCACGTCGAGGCCACCCGTGAGCAGGCCGACCACCGACGCCTGGAGCTGGCCCATCGACCCCTCGAAGGTCGTGGTCGACGTGGCGGCCTGCTGGGCCGCGTCGGTCATGCCGAGGCTCATGATGGCCTGGTTGAACTCGTCCGAGCTGATCTCGCCGTTCTCCATCGCGGTGGCGAAGTCGCCCGTGTACGCGCCCATGTCGGAGAGCGCCTGCTTGACCTGGCCCGCCGCGCCCGGGACGTCCTGGGAGAACTGGCGCCAGTTGTCGCCGGTGAGCTTGGTGGCCGAGTTCGTCTGCGTGAGCACGAGGCCGAGGAGGGAGTACGTGTCCGCCGTGCCGCCGCTCGCGGCGTTGACGTTGCCGAGCGCCTCGGCCAGCTGCTCGGGTCCCTGCACGCCGTTCGATGCCAGCTGGGCCGTGATGTTCCGGATGTCGGAGAGCCCGTAGACGGTCTTGTCCGCGTAGTCCTGGGTCTTCTGCGTGAGGTCGTCGATGGTCGAGGTGTCGATGCCCGCGAAGTCCAGGGTCTGCCTGAACTTGTCCGTCGAGTCGCTGGCGGCCATCGCCTCGGACGCGAGCTGCTGGAACTGGCCTATCGCTGCGGTGGCCATGCTCGACACGAGGCCCCCGACGGCTCCCGCCATGGCCGCGGCCTTGGTGCTGACGCCGCCGAACAGGCCGCTCGCGGACTCCTCGGTCTCGCCGAGCCCCTTGCCGACGTCACCGAGGCCCTTGCTCGCTTGCTCGAGGCGGGTCGCGGCCTCCTTGCCCAGGGCCTCGACCTTCTCCTTGAAGTCCGTGTCGTCCGCGTCGATGACGAAGGTGACCATCTCGTTTGCCATAGCTACCACGCCTCCCTCACGCGGGCGTTGCGTCTCTCCGTGGCCTCAGCGTCCGACAGAGGTAACGCCCAGGCGGCCGCCGCCCTCTCGTGGTCATCGCGCTCGGGCCTTCCGGCACCGCTCCCGATGGGCCGTCGGGCGGACATGGCGGTGGACACGAGCGAGCCCGGCGTGGCGCATATGCCGTCGAACAGCAGCGCGAAGCGCCACCAGTGCATCTGTGCGGTCGCGAGGTCGATGCCGTAGATGCGGCGGAAGTCCACGACGACGATGCCGGAGTCCGCCTCCCAGTCGAAGACGCGGGCGCGCGGCTGCCCCGCGTCCCGTTCCCCGTAGGGGAGGGCCGTCCGCATCGCCGTGTCGCGCCACCCGAGGGCCGCCGTGAGCGCCTCGTACCAGTGCCCCAGGACCTCCGGCGGGATGACGCCGTCGCGCGAGAACCACGATCCGAGCATCTCGTCGGCATCCACGAGCGGGATGCGGTCCCTGTCGCCCTGGAGGACGAGGGAGCGCACGGCCCTCTTCCAGCCCGTCCTGATGGGCACAGGGACGCCGCACACATTCACCTTCGATGGGGGGTCTCGCGTGAGCCAGTCCATCGCCTAGTCTTCGTCGCCCGTGTCGGCGAACTCGGCGATTCGGGACGTCATGGCCTCGACGCTCCTCTGGTCCGTCGTGTGCTCGAGGACGAAGCGGATGACCGCCACGATGCGCACGATGTTGAGCCGGTCGCGTCCGCCGACGAGCACGTCCACGGCATCGGGCTCCACGAAGGCGCTCGAGACGATGTCGGCGCCCTCCCGCGCGATCTCCTGCATGGCGTCGTAGGCCGCCCGCTCGTCCGTCTTCCCGGTCATCGCCTGGAGGTGGTCGACCCACGCCTTGCACTCGAGCGCGTAGGTCATGTTCCCCAGCTCGAGGTGGAGCGTGCGCCTCCCGACCCTCACCGCGAGAGTCGGGTTCTCGGGGATGTCCAGCGTGATCGTGTCGCCCATATGGCCTCCATGCCGTCTGCGTCTGCTGGTGGCATGGTCCCGCCGGGGTAACGAAGAGGCCGCCCCTAGGGGCGGCCTCGGTGATGCCACGTCCGTCTGCCGGGCGGTCTAGGCGGTCTTGGCGGTGAACGTCTTCGTGGCCGGGTCGTACGTGCCGTACTCCCACTCGCCGCTCTTGTTCACGGTGTACGTGACCTTCGCGGGGTCGCCCGAGTCGCCCGAGATGGGGTCGGGGGTGAGGGTCGCCTCGGCCCGCTTGGCGATGAGGGCCGCCGCGGGGCAGGCCGTGCCGGTTGCGGGGTCGTAGTTGATGGTGCGCATGTACTGGCAGGGGATGTTGACCTCGTCCTCGTGGGCGAATATGACGCTCTGCACCTCGCCGGGGATCATGGCGTCCTGCTCGAACTCGATGGAGAGGGAGCGGCCCATGACGTACTTCGGCATCTCCTTGCGGTCGAGATACTTCGGCTTGTACTCCGAGTCGTCCACCTTGGTGTCGGCCTTGGTGTCCTCGGTGACCTTCAGGGGCGTGCCGAACGTGCCGTCCGTGCCCTTGAAGGTCAGGTAGTGCTGGATCTCCCACGTGCCCATGAGCACGCGTGCCGTGGTGTCTGCCATCACTGGCTCCTCTCGATGTAGGTGAGGACTGCGATCATCTGGTAGTCCTCGGTGCCGTCCTCGTTGGTGCTGAACTTGTTCGGTCGCGCGGTGACCTCGTGCGCGTACCAGGTGACTCCGTCGGGCGCCTCCGGGTAGCCCCTGCGGTCGATGGCGTCGGCCACCTTCGCGAGCTCGCCCATGGCGTCTATGCGCCCGCGCTCGTCGGACGGGTGGCATCTGAGGTACAGCTCCCAGCCGTACTGGTAGACCCCACCTCCGGCCAGGTACCTCCGCACGACCGCCTGGGTCGGTGCTGGCTGGATCTGGGCGGAGACCTCAACGATGGTGCTGAACTCCCCAACGGCTACGGGGACGGGGGAGAGTATCCCCTCGACCCACGACTCGACCTCCTGCGTGACGTCGGTCACCTGCCGCCTCCCATCGCGGACCTGAACATGGCAGCCCAGGTCGTTCCGCGCACGGCGGCGGCCGCGGCGGCCCAGTGGGAGCACGTCCCCGCGGTCGTGTGGTGCAGGGAGCCGTCGTAGTACTGCCTGCGTGCGTAGCGGCTCGTGTCCTCGGTCCCGCCCCACTCGAGCGTGGCCTTGCCGTCGGACAGCGCGACGCGCCCGGACCTGCGCAGGGCCCCGGTGTCGTACGGCACGAACCGCTCGCAGTCCGCGAGGGCGTTCTCGGCGACGGTCCCGAGTGCCGCGTTGAGGTTCCTGCGCTCGTCGGGGAGCACGCTGCCGAGGTTGATGCCCTT